TTTTATGGCATCGAACACACCTTCACACAACACCAACGGCATCTTCCAGTTGATTTGATTCTCGAACATCACCACATTCTTCGATACTGGTGGATTCTTATATTTCATTCCATCGTCATAGAAACTACGGGCGATGAAATAGTTTAGCTTGTTATTCTGGTCATATGAAGGAATAATAATCCGATTAGCGTAAGGACCATCAATCGTATACCCCATTTGATAACGGATAATATCATATCCCGTGATTCCTCTGTTTTTCAGATACCGTAACGCATTTAAATAATGAATACTATTTGATTGCTTCCATAATGGCTTGTATCCAGGTGGAAGATATAAATCGGTAATTGTTTCTTCTTCTACATAATTTCGTATTTGGTCATCTGATAGAAGTGACCGCAGTTCTTTCAGTTGTGACGGAGATACATCAAGTCTCTTAAATAGTGTTATTAAAGAACGACCTTTTGCTCCACAATGCCAACAATGAAATGCGTTCTTAATTACATTTATCGCAAACTTCTTCTTATGGTTATGACAGAAAGGGCAGGTGAAATAGTGTTCACCTTTCCCGTGTTCTTTATAATCACCTAATATTTGCGACAAAAGAGAGATTAGATTCATAATAATGAAATCTAACCCCTCTTCTGCAAATTGTCAAGTTTTCTTTTTTATTCAACGGTTTTTTTATTTACCAATTGAAAGAAGTGTTCTGCGGGAATAACCGCGTACACTGGTGTATTGTTTCTCTTAAAGAACAAAACGGGAGTCGTTCCTTCTTTCGTATTACCTTCTGCTTGTTCCAGAGATGACCAGATATTCATCTTTTCTTGGTTCTTGCACTCTGGAGAGTAGGGAAACACCCTCCGCGCCGCAGGTGACAATTTAATATCGGTCCCACTATCACCCATCAACGTTGAAACCACATCATCGGGTTCCAGTTGTTTGAAGTTTTCTAATATCATATCTCGTACTGAATTTTGTAACCGTTTACCTTTGTTTTTAGCCGAACGTGGCTTCATAGTAACCTCTTTATTTTATTATAGACCTGATGGTGCTCCTGATGGAGAACTGTTTTTACGTAATTCTGCTGAAGCATTTACGTTTGTAAATCCGTTTGAGTTTCCTGGAGTATACAAATGAATTGTATTATTGTTTGTGAATCGATTGTTATAGAACCCAGAAATTAGTGATGCTGGTCCTTTTCCTCCAAAAGCTAATTCACACGCTTTTGCAGTCCAACGAGTTAGTGTAGTTCCGGCATTTCTAGCTATACCTTGTGCCCCACCGGTCTTGAATGCTCCTGTAGCGTTTCTAGTGAATTCTTTTTGGAATTCATCTGGTTGTTGTTCTCTTCCACGAGCTTCCCCGTCCATGTAATTTACGATGGAACGACCTGCTCCAACATCAGCAGCTTGCTTGGTACGAACAGTACCCACATAGGTATTTGCTGCTGCACTATTGTATAACGATTCTAAACTCATATTAGTTCTCCACCACTAGATGTCAAATTTCACGACGAACGTTTGTGTAGTATCAAATGTTCTTTTTATTGGCATAGATATTTTTGCTACAGCCAATAAATCATTTTCACTATTATAGAAACCAATTGAAGTTACATATGGTGCGAATGATGCAGAATTTTCGTTTATTCCCATACTTTTTGAAACCATATAATCTATCATAGGGACAGATGAACCAGTAAATGATGCCGATGAAACACTTGGATTGTATGGAGAGATTGTAAATTCAGCCGGGTCTATTTGTACTCTAAGTAAATGTTCATATAGCTTAACCGACGAAGTAAACTGGACTTGTACCGGTGATGACCCAGATATCCATAGACCATTTTTTGATATTTCTGACGATGCGCCTGGTCGTGCTTGTAGTACAGCAATTCCTTGATCATAAAAGACATTACCTATGCAATAACCAATGTTAGATTGAGAAATATACAAATTACCGTTTCCATCATCATACGAAGAACTACCATTAAATGTTAGTGTAAACGTAGATGGCCGTATTTCTTCACCAAAAATATCCTGTGTTATACTAACAACATATAACGAATGTGACGGCAAATACTTAGATGGTGATATACCATATAATGAAGCTGGTAGTGGAGAGTAAAATGATTGGCTTACAGAATCATACAATTCATTTTGTGTATTAGTTTCCCGTAACGCAGCACTACCAGTATATTTTATTCCGTATAATATTTGAACATCAACAGAATTATTAGTCGAACCAGATGCATATGTGTACGTATGAGATGCGTATACAGGATACTTGGTTATTCTATAATCATTTGCTGCTATACTCTTATACGCAGTAACTGGAACGTTATTAACAGTCATAACACATATCCGGTTGACTTAAGATTAGTAGTCTAATCGAACACGTATAGTAGCTTCTTTATCTGCACTCTTTTGTAATGGTCTACTTAACTTACCCACAGCGAGTAATTCATTTTGGTCATTGTATAAACCTACCGTTGTAATGTATGTTACTGGCTTTGTTCTGAATGCTTCTAATGGTACTTGACTTGAACCACTCAAAATGGTTGGATTGTTAGTGTTATTGAAATTTTGATTAAATACTCGAACAAAGTAATTTACAGAAGTGATAGCTTCTGCTGAACGAGCGATAAATGGTGACCCTGCTGCTAGTGATGCAGAAATTGAACGAACCAATCCTTCGTGTTGATATTGGTAAGCAGTAACACTACCAGTGAATGCTCCAAATGGATATGCAGTGGATGTCCTTGCATTATTTACCTTGGATCCTAATCCGACAGACGAACTGATAAGTGATGGATTCAATACTATAATTCCAAAATCTGGGAATACTTTACCGAAGTATGTAGAACCAACAGTACCTGCTGTTAATGAGCCGGACAACACATCATATGAATTATTTACACTAAGGTTACCATCAGTTGCGTTGGTTAATCCACTATTGTCAATAAATGTTTGAATACCACGTGAACCAGATAATGATAGTTGCCAGTTACCTGGATCAACTGCTTGACGCATTCTTGCACGTTGGAAGTTAATTACGTAAATATCATTTGATGCTGTTAGTGCGGTTGTTGGTCCAAATTGAAATACAGCAGAGCTGTTTCCTAACAATAAGTTTCTGTACTGAGCGTAGATAACTTGTGTTGGTAAATTTGAAGTATTTAATGTTGCTAATGTAGGTGAACCTGCACCGCTAACGTGTCCGTATGCCACCGCAAATTGTACTTCAGCGGTATCACTTCCGCCGGTGTTTGGATTTGCATTGTATAAATCATAGTAAAATTCACCAGACACTCCAATTTGTGCACTGGATGTATAAATTTCGAATAAACTACCAGTATCTCCTGTCCAGATTCCAGTAGTTACTTCATTACCAGGTAATTTAACAATATCTCTGGTTTCGTCAAATGTACTAAAGACTGAGTAGGGTGCTGTCATAATATGGTATCCTTATTCGTGTTAATTTTAATTAATTATAAGGGTGAATGAGAATGTTGCACCCGAATCATTACCGTACACAGTTACCGTAGTGGTTCCAGTCTTTCCGGTAGTCGTATTTCTTTCAATCTTAAACTTGTTACCCTTTGCTACAATCGACCCGCGGGAACTTACTCTGACACTATCAGTACCATATACGGTATTTAATGTCATACTAACCAATGAACTGTCCCCTACGATTAATGTATATTTTCCAGTTTCTTTACTACCGTTGGTCGCCCCATACGATGTTCGTGGGTCAACTTCAATAAAAGTTGGTTGTGTAGAAGAATTTGCTGCTGGGGTTTGGTATATGTTTTGAGTAGTACCTGTTAACCCACTGAGGATAAGTGGAACAATGTAAGAACCACCAGGACCAGCCGCGGCTGTCCTTCCCACGGTGACTAACTTATATCTCATGAGTTGGGCATCATCAGGAGTAGCTTCCAATACAGGCATATTTTCAATAATAGACCCATAGTAGTTTGACCCAAGTGGATGGGCAGTATTATATAGACGATAATCTACTTCATCGTCTGATAATGCAAATTTAGTAATTTGAAATTCACCTGGACCAGTTCCTTGTGCCAATAATTCCCGACCGCGGTTGGTCAAAATTGCGTCCACGGTAATTGTGGATCTATCTAAATATCCCATAATTCTTTATCTCCTGATGGTTGTCCTACTAATATAAGTATAAAGTATTTACGTTTAAATCCAAATTACATGTCATCTGAGTCTAAGTCTTAAGTCTCGGTTGGACGCGACCGTTAGACGGTGGTTGTGTAGTACCCGTATTTGTAGGCTTATTCATAACATCAATAGAATTATACTCACTAATAATCGTATAAAATGGATTACTATTTCCAACACGGCCCAGTGGGTCGGTGATATTATCTCCAACAGAAGCCTTACATCCTGTGTAATTTCTTCTCTTTAATGGAGTTGTATTATCTCTAGTAAATCGATAATGTCTTGGTAAGTATCCTTGCGGAATCAAGGGTTCTACTTCATATGCAAAATAGTTTAATCGTATATTTGTGGTAATATCGTTACCGGTTGTGTTAGTTATTCTAAAATAAGTAGTTGCATTTTCAGTTTGAATTAATAAAAATGGCATGACATCAGAAACCTCTTCCAATAATCCGTCAAATAATACCCCGTGGTCACCCGTTGGTGGACTATTTAATGGTCTACTTACAGAATCGGCACTTCTATAAGTTGCATTTCTATACAGTCGTACACGTAATCCAGCTTCCCCATCAATACCAATTAGAGAAAACACGGTAGCACTATTTACGAAGCCATCGACAGTTGCTCCTGCCAAGTATGTTTGTGACCCAAACTCTACAGAATCTCTACCAGGAACTGTTAACAGTGACCCCGTTGGTAATAATGTAACTTTTCCATATACAGGAGATATGGACCAGAAAGGTTTGATATCTAATATTGCTAAGAACTTTTGCTTGTATGGAGTTAGAACTTGGAATGGATATACACTGTCTGTTTTGTGGAAATATGATGTGGTACCGTATTCTAATAAATCTGACCGAGGTGGGATTTCATAAAATGGTTGTTCTGGAGTATTTATGATTTCATCGACGAACGCATATCGTGGGTACCCACCAGATACAGACGCCGTAACTTGTGCGTTAATTGCTGGTCCTTCGAAATATAAATACGAACTACTTGGTGATGTAGGTGGAGCAGATAGAGAGCCTGTCAATGGCGTGATATCAGCAAGCACGGTAGTATTTTGCTTCATATCATATGTGACTTCTGCAGAGAATACCCCTACGTCTTGTGCCGACCCAGACCCAGAAATGAAATTATTTAATGCTTTGGTATTACTTCCACCAATTTCTACTGACTTATTAAGATTAAACTTTGTACGACTTAAAAATGGTGATTCAATTACGATACCAGTTAATAACTTAGATTTTGCTGGATTTAATGTTCTTGATATTTCAGCAGGTGCTTCTGCTAAATTCTTATAAAAATCTATATATTCGTTAGGATTAACTACTTTGTTATAGTTTGTCTTGTAATACTTAAAGAACTTATTTAGTACATTATACTTTCCATTGTTAAGTTCCCGTGGGGTACCAATCATGTTATTTACTTCAATATTTCCCATTGTTCTTATTATATTTTGATTAATATAATCAATCGGAGAAACTGCAAATGATATTACATTTAATCCACCTTGGTATACCTTTTGTTGTAATGATTTAATACTAACAAACGGACTTAATGCTTTTGTTCCATTTGCATCAATGAATTTACTATTAAATACTGGTGGGTCTGCTACAATTACTTTATTGTTAGAATATACAGTTGCACCAATCACTGGAGTATATTGACGAACTGATCTGGATATTCTTCTGTACGATGATGTGGTAAACCCTACCGATGGTATAGTTACAGCGGCAGGTATATCTTTTACTTGTGTAATTTCTAGTCCTGTGAACCAAGCAAAACCAGGACAATTTGCATCACCCTCTGGGCATACTGGTTCCCCGTATATAGAGTTTCCATTTTCATCTTCTAAATATGGCCACGGTCCATCTATAAATGGTTCTACACTTAAATAATTTTGATTATTTGATGATATAGTGATATCTGTTTCAAAATATCTCCATCCACTGGTTCCAATAGCAGATGTTAATACTGTTTGTGACGAAAGTGTAGCGTAATTCGGTGTGTTAAACAGACTAACTAAATATCCTATTGGATAATCTGCTGTCCCGTCTTCACCATTTAGATATCCTCTATAGGTTGAACCACTGGCATAAGCATATCCAGAAATCTTATATGTTTCACCAGGTATCACAGATATAAATGATGGTGTACCTGCTGCATAATATACGGCCTGTCTTGTAGATATTTTTGCGGCATATTGTGTAGATCCAGAAGACGATGCACTTGGGAAAGCAACGGACACTTTATTTGACAACGTGGTTGTTAAGTCAGATGTAAGAACTCTCGTAAGTAATCCCTGCCATCCTGTTCCGTTGGGTGTATCCCATACTGTACCCTGTCCCCACTGTTCATCTGGATTAATATTAGTTGGTGTATATCCAAAGGTTAACGGTGTCTCGTTATACACCGATTGTGTGATGGACGATAAAGGTTGACTAAACGTCAAATTTACATATAGATATTCTTCCGGCGAAATGTATGAATTTCCATACATACCACCAGGATCATATGTTTGTTTTATAATATTATTGTTTGTAACATTTTCATTCCAAGCTCTGATTTCATCTACTATCCCATCAAAATTTATATTAGTTTTTATGGATCCAGTTCCGCCGATGTATATATTTTCTGTTGTGTTCCACAGCGTATTTGGTATATTACTTGACGCCGAGAACTGGTACAGTAATTGGTTGCCATCGGACTGCATAACCACGAAATCAGCAGATTGGCTTCTTAACGCAAGTGTTGTATAGTCTTCACTATATAAAGGAAAATAACTACTTGATGCTACTTTTACACGATTTGAACCACTAATAATTTCAATTCTACCAAAATCTTCTACAACAGAAACCGTTGATGCACTTGGGTGACGAACAACATTTACTGACCACTTTTCATCACCGGACAACAATGAACTGCTGTTAACATTTGGTAAAAATCTAATAGTTAATGTTTGTGTATTAAATGATTGAGATACATTTGGAATTTGAATATAACTAGAAGATGCACTAGTAAATAGTAATCCATAAGTCAACTCATCTGATGTTATAAACGTATTCGTAGATGGATATGATGTTTCTTTAATCTGTAATGCCGGCGTTTGTATACCGTACCCAGCCAACACAGCTTCTAATGAAGTCTTTGACCCCTTTGTTTTATAAAGATACATCATCATATGGAGGAACCGCTTCCATGTTTCTGCTACAGTTGACCGTCCATCATTTCCACCATATGTTTCTGAAATATATTGTTGTAATGTTTCTAGTGAATATACGTTTGGTAATGTTAACCCAAATGATGTAGCAACTTCATATACCTGATCCATTGTTAATTCTTCGAATGGGTCTGGATTTGTTGAATAGATATTTGGGAATTGGTCTACATATACCTTCAGATTATCAACTACGTGACCAAACATTTTTATGAATGTTAGGAAATCTGTTGATTCTTCATTTTCTTGAATGTGTAGTGGTAAATGTCGTACTAAGTTATTTTCATTATTTTCATCAAACCGTTCGGCTATAGCACTTTGTGTAGTATACCATGCTATCGCAGTAGAACTAGTTACTGGTAATAAGATACTACCCGATTTTGGCCATGACCCAGTTGGATTATATTCTATTCCAGTTTCGGTATAATACGCACTTGCTGAATATATTGATACTGTTGAGTAGTATAGATATTGTTCGTATGTGTCAAACGCACGTATGATTGATTCTTTTTCTTGTGCTTTTAATGCATCACCCACTACATTTCCAGTAATACCACGGGTTAAATCTTCTATCTCCGTTAATTTACTTACGAATGTGTCAATACGACTTTTTGCTGAACCGAAGCTTACAAAATTGGTATAATCACTAAAATTTATGTTTAGTTCGGATGAGTTAAAATTAGATGTATACCACTTACGGAACACCGTGTCTTCGTAAGATATAGGTACACCGGTAGTTGCAGCAGTAGTACCTACCGATCCAGTAAGATTTAATGAGTTTAACGTTACTCTATTTATGGACTTCTTATTTGGTATGTATTTGTCTACCGCTGTATTTCTTGGACGTAGTGATGGAGAAAAGTCTATTTCTTCACTTAATTGGAATTCTATATTATCAACGACAGTTTTTGCTACTTCTCTACTGATAAACGCTCTGTCATATAATTGAACATTATCATTTACTGGTGTGAATAATTTAAGTTGAATAGATGAAGTAGCACTTGGTGATATTCTCCATGATTCAGCAGAATATTGAACATCATTTCCAAAATTAAGTAAAGTCTTATATTCTTTCTTATCATCTAAAAACGTTAAAAACTTTTCTGCTATAACTTGTTCTGCGTTTTCGACCAATGCGTTATATAGTCTAACTTTGGCGGTTGTTAAACTAATATTAATTTTTGTACTAAAAGTTACTTCTTCAAAATCTGGACTTCTTGATAAACCTGGATCGTTAAGACTTAAAATTGCATCAATTAAACTTATGTACGATGATATATAAAAAATAGCATCAATATAGGTAAAATTTGGTCCAGCGGTATTTTTTCTAAACGGAAAAAAATTTTCTTGTGTATCGTACTTTCCACCACCGGGATGTCCAGGCTGCAAAGTTCCGTTTTTAGTATAAAGTATATCTGATATGATTTCTCTAGTTAATCTTGCAATACCTTCATTATCATCAAAATTTTTGGTTCTCCCACTTCTATCGTCATACAGTCTTCTAATAGAACGGCGATACTCATTTGGAAACACATTACCATTAATTGTAGGAAAATCTCTTCTGTTAAATGTCCAACGTTGCGCATCGTCTTCTGCTCTAGCCTCTGCATGCTTTCCTACCCAATCTCCAAATACAAAGGCAACAGCAGCTGCCGTAGTTAGTATCAACCAACCAATCGGTCCAGAGGCTACCAACGCAGTTATGGCCGCACCGGAAAATGCCAATCCTCCAGCACCCACTCCAACTAGAGCAGCAGATACTCCTCCGTATGCCCAAATAAGTGCAGTTGTAACTACTCCAGCGGAAATTGCTGTACCGGTAACTGCTGTTGTGAAGAATTTATTGTTTACTGGATTTCCTGCTTTAAAATCGTCTTGATATCGTTTAATAGTAGCTTCTACTACTTTAGGGTCTAACAATCCATCTACGAACATCGTTGGATTGGTTAAATTTTCTAATGCTAATTGAAATCTTCTTCTTTTATCTAATAAATCATCTCTTGTGAAAAACAATTCTCCCGATTGTTTGCCTAATTTATTACCAATATTTGTACCCAAATCTGAGGGGTTACCCAATCCGTATGCGGGCCCCTTACTGTTCTCGGTAACTTCTCTATAAAATTCGTTTCCTACATTTACGAATATTCTATGTGCCATGTATCAATCTCATTAAAATATTTTATTCTGTGTCTTGTATCTCATCGCTATCAGTGTTGTTACCCGTATCGGAATCAATTCAGGAAACTATTTGTGTCTCACGCAAAGTCTGTCCCGGCCCAGTTGGTCCCGTTACGGGACCAACGTTGGTCCCGTTGGGCCGGCTGGGCCAGTCGGTCCAGTTGGTCCAGTTGGTCCAGTTGGTCCCGTTGGGCCAGTCGGTCCAGTTGCGCCAGTCGGCCCTGTCACTACTCGAATAGTGGTTAATCTAGTGCCACTAGTGACTGTAACCGTAGTTTCGCCTGTAGAAACTCCTCTAATATATCTTTCCGTATCGGGTATAAAATCAATCAGAGTATTGTCATCAGATTTTCTATCATCTATCGCTGCTATAGACGTATCGGCAGATTCCCAAGTTACAGATGGAGAAATCTCTAGTTGACCTAGTGCATCATATACAGCTGCTATTATTTTTTCGGATTGTTCATCAACGTTCACTCTTACTATGTTCGAACTAACTACTATACTATTAGGTGTCGGGGTTATCCCCTGAGATATAGGCTTACTACCACTTACAACTTTAAAATATAAATCTGGATATATCGCGGCGTCGATTATATTTTCTATTTCAGGCGGTAAATCCACTTGTACTAATGCTACAGTAGAACTAGAAGGAGGTATTACAATATTTCCTGTCGGAAATGTAATATCCGTATTATCTAAATTTTTTATTCTAATCCAAGGTACTGAAGCGCTGACATTAACTGTAATTGGATAAGCAGAACTACTATTATCCATTAGTAGTCGTATGTCTGTTACCGTGGCTGTATTAAAATTATAATTTCGTACATAGTTGATACTACTTGTTGTAAGTAAATACGAAAATGCTCTTCTGACATCTATAATATCTGTCATAATAAATCGAACCTGTATTTAGTTGGGTTTGTAGATTCATCTGTAAGTAACTCATTATAAGCGGTACGTAATGATTTTGTAACATATCCATATAGTTGATTAGCAGTAAAACTAGACGTACCTCTAGAAATATCTTGAACCAACGATTGGGTTGTAATTAAATATGCCTTATTTAAAACTTGTTTAGTTAAAGTATTCACCCCCGGCTTTCCATCAATAGAATCTGTATCAAATTTATACGTACTTAATGATGAAGAGGGATCTAATGTAAGTAATACACTGGCTGTAGTCATCCCGACATTACTAGCTGGTATATATTGCGTGTCTGCACCAATTTGATTATAAATTTGTTGAATGGTGACATATATCCAATCGGATGATATGGCAGGTTCAACATAACTTTTTATCTTACTTATATTTTGTAATGTTGGCTTTGTATTTTCTAATTCAACTTCTCGTCTAGATGGAGATATTTTTGTTACTCGTAATATTTTATTATCGTATGAACCAATAACACCAGAAAAAATATTAAATGTTACTTGATACTTTCCGGTTGGTAGAAAAAAATTAGGTAATTCGGCAAAATTAATATACAGTAATGTACGAATGGTATTGTCTGAGTATGTAAACGTGTTTATTGATATTGGAGTAAATTTATCGGTGTTTTGAGCAACTCCATAGTAGACCAACGCATTATCAAACAAACTATAGATACTAATTTCTACAGAAATATCATCAAGTACAGATGGAAATACCGTAGGAAGTTCTGCGGTAAGTATGTCATCTGAAAGATTTTCTACTATACGTGAAACTGTAAATCTAGTATTAGACGCTTCCGACAAAGACAAATCGGTTTGAAAATTATTTTGATTAGCCATTTATTAATTTAACTCTACAAAGGTTTTATTAATGGTAGTTAACCATTGTTGATAACTAGGTCGTTCTGTATATGTTGGTGTGTAGTATACTCTACCATCTGTTACTGGAAATTCTTCATATCTTGGTGATAATATTATCATTCCTGTGTTATTGTAATTTGCTTTGATTGAACCAGTGACCATTGACGCACTAACATCAACTTCAGAAAACGATATATCTATCGTTTGCTTATTAGCCACACTAGCACTATCTGGGTTTGGAATATTTAGTGGTATTATACTCATACAATTTTAAATAATGTGTCTGTTGGTATAGTCTTGGAATACGAACCCGTATCAATCTTTAATTTTAGTGTATAGAATCTTCCAGTGTATAATGGTGCCGTATCTAGTACAATATAAGAACCATTATTATCACAACTTACCTTAGAATAACTATCAAATGGAACAATAGTTGTATTAGATTGCGTGTCAACAATAGAATAATATGATGAAGTTGGTAAATAATACTTGTTTTTATATCGTAGTGTACTATCGAATGACCTTACGGGATATTGATCACGTACTACAAAATTAACTTTTGCAATATCACCTTTAGCATAGGACTCTTGTAAGTTACTTGTTGCAATTTTTATATTTGTAGATGGTATTGCTGTTAGACTTCCCGTTGAAAATGATTGATCATCCCATGCAATTTCTAATGTTGGTTGATGTATGGTGTGTGTTTGTGCAGAAAATACTTTAATGTTTCCTTGGTTATATAGATTTACTTCATCTGTGGCTGGAAATTGTACAGCCAATCCATAAAATGTATTTTGTAGTGATTGACTTACAATCGGACTAATAATATTTGTTACGTTTATCTTGATGTCTTGTAAAGGATATTCAGATAATGTAATACTTGCTGAAGTTGATGATGTTAGAATATCTGCACCGGACATACTCCAAGACGTATTTAATGCACATTGTCTCCACGTTGCACCATCATTTACATTTTGAATGTTTTGATAAAAATATCCACTACCCTCATCCCACGAACGAGACACTTGATATACAACCAACTTTTGATTTCTTTGGACATCTGACGCATTAGCAAGTTTTAAACTAAGAAAATAATTTGCAGTAGCTGGTACACTTGCTGTTGTTGGTAAATCAAAATACAGTAAACTTCTGGCGGACGCCGATACATAACTTGGATCTACCAGTGCCGTATCTACTACCTTTCCAATTTCTAATATTTCATCTAATCCAGCATTATTTGTTGGATATGCTTGGTAGATGGTTGTGTCTTTTGAAGGAATTATGAATTTTCTCATTGTGTGGCACTTCCAATAATATCGTTTTGTGGATATTTTAGTTCGAAAATACTTGGATCTAAACTTGGATAAATTACATCGTCCAGTGTAGCTTGCTCAATGTTGTATTTATAGTTTTGATATTCAGAACCATCTCTAAATTGATACTTGTTAATGATATTTAAACTTTTTATTGTTTTCACGCCATCAATAGAACCTACCGTATAATTTAAATCTGATAGTATGATTGGTTGATTTATACTCCGTTTACTTATATCGAAGTAATCTTGAATACTGCCAATAACTCTAGCAGTGACATCGTTAATGTTATATCCCTTAAATACCGAGATTTCAAATTCGACACCAATGTTTATAATAAATGCATCTAAAATATTAATATCATCTGTTAACATTCTATATTGTTCGAGATATCTTGCTAAATTATTTTTTACGATAGAATTTAATGTCGTAAGTTTACCGTGTGAATCGTACCCCAACGTGTATAAATTCACAGAATTTGGTTGTGCTGGATTGTTTACATACTCCAATTCCGATAATGCCATAATTTTGTTTAATTGTTCATCTCGTAAAGCAAATACCTTTGCTACCGTACCATACTTACTTGGTAACGAGTATGAACGAATTGTGTAATCTTCGGCTGTTACTACACGATTCTGTGCGTTGAAATAACCTAACGCATTTTGTTTGATTTCTTCCGTAGTTTCTCCGTCACCACCACCTGCAGCTGGTTCTGTGTTATTGATTGTAAGTGAACGTAATGCTGCTGCATATGTCGTAGATTGTCCACTAGTATATGATGTAGTGTCATTTTTGATAATCAAATTAGAAATATTAACTAAAGTATTTGATGGGGTGTTTGTATTCACTCCACCACCAATTAAATAGTTTACAGTTAATGTGGTGTTTGCGGGAGCTACTCCGAACGCATTACTGTTTAGGAAGTTAACATTATTAATCGCTACATTCCCTAAAATGTTTTTAATATTTGTACCATATTGGGCGTTTGCTATCTGTCTAGAATCCAAGGTAATATCCACATTATCGTCACCCAACCCCGATCCAAATACTAATTGTGTTCTCAAATCTCTAGTAATTCTAGTAATAAATCTCCTTGGAACTTTTCTAAGTCTTAGTCCCGCAGGAGGAACCACACCAGATTCATTATTTGGTGTAATTTGCACATCATCCATAATAACATCTTGTGCAAGATAATCAACTTCGTACCAAGTGTTTCCACTAGAATCGGTTATGCTTTCTACTCCGATAATACTTTCATCGGGCAAAGTAACAGTAGAAAACTTTTCGGCCGACCCAAATGTAAATGTGGTAGTCTTTTCTTCTGCTGCTATTAGTGTGACATCCTTCGTAATTAAAAAGTCTATAGGATTAACTCCATCAGACCGATTGACTGCATAATTTGCTTCTGTGATATCTGAAAAATCTACATCATCCAACAGTCTAAATGTCACAGAGACTCTGGAATTTGTTGAGAATGTAGATCCTCGTCCTATTTTTAAGAGATATAAGGGGTCAGGTATATATTGTGAACCGTTTAGGACAGCTGGTGCTATTTGGTATAACTTAGCCGATACGGTAGCTGGCGATATTAACTTTGGCTTATATCCTAAAAATTGAGATATAGTTATAATATTTTGTTCTTGTTCGGTATATGCTAACAGATTTTCTTTAAACGAATTATCAATATAAAACGACAACACATCTCCAAGATATGATGCCATTTCAATAAACATCATACCAGGAGATGCCTCATTGAAGTCGGAGTATGTATTAGGAAAATATGCTTTAGCAAAATCTATAAAATTTTGTCTAAAGTCACCAAATGTTTTAGCCGAATAATTTATCTGCTTAACATTTGGTCGTGGTTGTATTACCAATCGTTGGTTCGTTGCCATTAATTACTCCAAGTTATTATACAGGAACCGTTATAGAATCTGTTATATTAGGATTACTTCGAAACCTATAATCTACTTTTAAAAGAACTTTATTATAATCACTGTCCGTTGGGGAATTTGCTATTATTTTCACAACTTCTAAAAATGGCATCCATCGTTCAACCGCTGCCGATACTGATAATTTCATATTATCCAGTGTTTCCTCAGTTATTTGATTGAACACGATATTATGAAGATCTGTTCCGAATTCTGGTTGCATCAGTCTTTCCCCTTTACGGGTCATCATCAAATTTTTAAAATTTGATTTAATTTGCTCAAATGTAGAAATTGATTGAGCAAAATATCCCGTATTGCCTAATTGAAGTGGAAGGGTGACACCAATATACTTTTGAGCCATTTAAATCTCCAATTAGACCAACTTCATTGCTTTCATAATTTTAGAATAGTCTTTATTGATAGCTTGAACCGCAGGATTATCTTCGGTATATCCTGCTGGAATTTTTGGCATCACCGGCCCCATGTTCTTAGTAGTAGCAACTATGGTATCACCATGACGTTCCAATCCCATCATTTCAGCTAATTGGGCTCTTGAAAACTTTGGTTTGGTAGAAGTTGCTGGTTTTTGTGCAGTTTCTTGTAGTGACTTAACTTCAGCCACAGCTTCTGCTAACATTTCTGGAAGAAGTCTTTTAACTTCTTCTTCCACAATCGTGCGAATATAAGCTTTCAATAATGTTTTATCCATACAATCCTCTTACTTGGTTAAGTATCTGTTGATTCTTAGCATTTTTTGCATTTTGTCTTGCTGTGAACGGTGTTTGTTCTAATCTTGCTATGTCTATTTGTGATTGAACAGCTGCTGCTCGTCTTTTTTGTCGTAACGCTTTTAACTTATTATAAACGACTTCTTTTATTTCTGCTAAATTAGGTAATTCTATTTTTTGTGGAAGTTGATTTAATGCCGTACCAAGTAATCCACTAAATGTTATGTTCGGTATTTCTGGAATTCCTTCGGCTATACGTTCCGCAAAAGAATCAACCGTATTTGTAACTTTTAATTCTATCTCCTCTAACGTCGGTGTATCTGGAATATTTACTGAACCCGTAGGGAGTGTAAATAAACTATCCGGAATTGCATTTTCTATCAGTGATAATCTAGCTTGTGCTCCAGCTGATATACTCTGTACCTGCGAAATAACAGACTGAGCTTGTCCTGTAATTTGACTAACTTGGTTTGCGGAACTTAATAGATTTGGAGGTATATTCGTCATACTGTATTATTCAGTGATGTAAAGTTGTCTATACTGTTGAATGGAGCTGTCAATGGATTTGTTAAAGATACTTGTAAATCTGTCAGACCTGTTGTTAAATTTGCCAACGACACCGCTCCTGCGGGAGAAGGTGTAAACGCTGTTTGTAGATTTACATTTAATGTAGATACTAACTGTTGTAAGAATACTGCCAATCTTGTTCCCAAAACCATTGGTTGTGTTGTGTCACCATGCGAACCTATAAATATCTTTTGTCCGATAATTGAGTAGCTTCCTGAGGTCTTGTACGCTAAATCTTTGTTAGCTTTAAATGATATTGTATCACCACGCATGAAAATATCCCCAGCAGCATCTAATGTAATTGCATTATTTGCCGTCATCGTAACGGAATTCTCGGTGTCCAATGTTATTGATTTTATTGAACTTAAGTTGATTTCTTGTCTAGAAAATAGAGCAATTTCATTGACTTTACTATTCAATACTACTCTATCAGAGTTAATAAATATTTGTGCTCCAGTATATTCAATATTTTCTACAGTTGGTGATGACACCAAATGCGACGGACTACCTGCGGTAGCTGGTACAAACTTAACATTTTGGTTAGCCACCATCCATATACAACTATTATCCGCATTAATGTTTTCATACATTGTCGAATAGATAGTCGGTGGCTCGGTGGACACTTCGGCTGGTGTATGGGCCCCGGCTGTTAATATTATGTTTGGTTCTGGGTACTGACTTTCTTCTTCATTTTCTGTAAATAGGTTTGACCCCATACGAATAGTATTTCCATATCTACCATATATTATGGTATCTCCCTCACACGCACGAAGTCTTATAGCATTTGGATTTTGTTTAGGTATATTTGTTACTATTTGATTACCAGTTACATTGTTTAATTCATATGGGGTTATACCTTCTGCGGCTAACAACATTTCTTCACTTTGCTGCTTTCCAGAAATTCGAGGCCCCATTACAGAACTTAACCCAGGCCAAGTGGAATCTCCTACTTTTTTCGTAGAATTAATTCTTCTGGTGTAGAATAATCGTCCTAACGCAGAATATACTATTACCGTTTCATGTTTTAGTGGATAATCTTCAATACTAGAATCAATTGGAGATGCCCAGTTTAGTTGTTCAACTACTACATTTCTGTCTCTTGGTAAAACTCTAACTCGTATATCTCCACAATTACTCCCTTCGTCATTGTAATTTGGATGTTCTTCGTTTACAATAACATCCTCTACAAGCGCACTAACATATGGTGAAGGTTGTGTTATCGATAGTCGTGGATTAGCAGCAGCACCTAGCTGGTTTACATTCAATCCAATCGGTACTACACCATATAGTCCCGACATTAAGCCTTCTCAGAGAAAACATCATCCAAGTCTTTCACATCTTCTTGGAGGTCTTGGATTTCTGTGGTTATATCCTTCAATAATGCTTCTTTTTCCGATTCGGATAGTAACCCATCTATGGACGTATTTGATTTGACGCTCACCGATACAATCCGTTGTGCAATTTGTGCAACACGAACCAAATGTTCGTCATTTTTGACGTTTACTTCTAAGAATCCCTGCACAATTGGTCCAATCACAGCCGCATCTTCTGGAGTACGGATGAGTTGGACCATTTTCATAATAAACGAGTTGATTTGAGCCCGTTTACTGTCAGTATTTTTGTGTATTTCCGTAAAGATGTCGGCTAGACTCTTTCCATCATACAGTTCGGAATTAATATCCATAAAGACTCCTTAAAATCCTATATTATAAATAGATAGGATTTACTTTTTATACGAGAAATAATGGGATGGGTCTGATAAATGTCCATTACGTCTAAATTCCCCAAGCATCTTCAGTATTTGGGGACGCATCTTGTTGATGACCTTTGTAATATGAGCCGTCTTGTAGTTGGTCATTTCCCGTACCATAAGGTAAAGGGCTTTTTTATTGAAATTATCAATATTGTCAATTCGTTCAATCAATTTAACTATAGCTGCTGCAATTTCCTTGTCTCTCTTTTTTTTAAAGAACTTGTCAAGATTAAATTCCCAGTATTCTACCAACAATTTTAAGAATTCTTTCATGTCCACCGTAGAATCCCGTGTCTCTGGTTCTACTATAAGCATTTCTTCTAATGTGAAGGAATCTTCGGTTTGGTCCGAGAAGTACAGTACTCGCTTTTCTTCCTTATAGGAGTTGTTATTGTGTAAAATCAAGTAGTTCTTAGCAATTACACTAAAGTATGAAAACGCCTTACCCTTATCTTCAGTAAATTTATGTAAATTGATAACCAGAAAGGAGACTACCTGCGTTTTGATTTCGTCGAAGGTACCCTCCATATATGGAAATTTGAACCGATTGATAACATTTTCTGCTAGCTTATCAAGCGGTCCTTGAATTTCACTTCTAAATATTTGTTCTCTTACATCTAAATCGTCAGATTTATTGTATGCGATTATCGCCTTTTCAGTTTCTTCGGTGAAATAGACCTTATCGTTCTTCTTCCTCGTCGGGGTTGTTGTCGCCATTACGTATCTCCGTAACGAATGCATAAAGTAAATCTGTGCATTCTACCAATTGTTTAAAAACAGATCCTACTTCGTCATCTTGTTCAAAGATTTGACGATTATCCAAATGCCTCATCAGTCTTACGGTCGCATTTGTTCGACCATAAAACTGATTGATGACATCTTCTAACTCTTCATTTTTTCTTAATAAATTGTATGTGGTATAAGACAGTACACATACAATAACCAATAATATAATTGTGAATATTAACATTTTATGAGTTTAGAGGTGGTAAATGAAAATTACTAAAATATGACATATACTTCTTTATTGATGTACCAAATGCATCTACGGTACCTGTGTGACTTTCGTTGACTAAAAACTGTGTCACACCATTCGACCCTGCAAAATGGGCACCTGCTAAAATAGATGCACGACTAATTTTTACGCCTTTTACAACTTTACCATCATACCGACGAATGAGATGTTGTAAAAGTTTCTCGTTTTCACGCATATACGTAACCATCACACTATCTTGTATTTCTGGATTTCGTAAAAATTCTGATTTAGTGATTTTATAGCCCAATACTCTGACAGTGGAAGGACTGAATTGGTATCGTCCCATCATTCCATATTTATTAACAGTCCGATATCCACCGCCTGGGGTTTCTATTTCTGCAATCTTATCCATGAATTGTTCTACTGGTGTTGGTTCGGACAAGATTACTCTATTTGGTATATGTGTCTTTAACTTACTATTTGCTACTAGTATTACTACTAGAAATAACGCAATAATTTGTCTCATACTTTCCTCCGTTTAGAGTAAATGCGGTTGTGCCTCGCGAACACCTGCATTAGTCACCACCACATATTCTGGGAAATACTCCCGAAGATTGTTTGCACCGGCGTAGGATAGTGCAGAACGTAATCCATCAAGAAGTCCATCCACCACAAACTTCACTTTACCCTTAAATGGTACGATAGTTGATTCACCTTCAACATTCCGTGTTGCTTGACCGTGGATACTCTTAGTTTCCAGCGATGCTGCACCACGATACCGCTTATATCCCCCATTTGCCTTCTCAATCATTGGGCCTGGAGCTTCCTTCGTTCCTGCAATAAGTGACCCGAGGATAACAGAATTTGCTCCAACTCCTAGTGCCTTCGCAATGTCTCCACTATTTCGAATACCACCACATGCGATAATCGGAACAGAAACACTTCCTGCACAATCAATCAACGATGTGACGTTCGGAACACCAAATCCAGTCTTGACCCGGGTAGTGCAAAGTGACCCACCGCCGATACCAACACGGATTGCATCTGCTCCTGCATCTTGCAATCTAAGTGCTGCTCCGCCTGTTGCGACATTTCCTGCGATAATGTCTACGTCAGACGGAAGACTGTGCTTTAGGTTATGAATTGCATCAATCACAAACTTATGATATCCATGTGCTACATCAATTAAAATAACATTTGCACCTGCATTGACCAACTCTTGTGCTCGTTCCAAGTAATCACCGTTTGCACCGATTGCTGCGGCAACAGGAATTGTTGTATCTCCCCATATATTACTTTTCCTACGAGTTATACCTTCAACTATAGTAAGTGATACTTCATGCGCTTGTTCTTCAATCGTCATAAATCGGTGAATGATACCCACTCCACCAAGTTCCATCATTGCTATTGCCATCTCACTATCACATACCGTATCCATCGGGGATGCAACCAACGGAACCCTAATCTTATAATTAGTAGTTAATTGTGTAGTAAGGTCAATATTCTGACGAGAATCAATATCCGAATATGCTGGGATAAGTTGGATGTCGTCGTAGGTGAGAGCTTGCTTACCGTGTAATGGTGTCATAATAGTCATTTTGTTTACGTTGACGTTCAATATCCTTAATGTGATATAGTGACCACTCTTCTTCTGCGGGTAGTGATGCTGTTGTCTTATATCCTACAATACGTTCGTGTACTTTTCCTTCCCAATAGATACTATCAGTATTACGATATAGTCTGGTTTGGTAATCGGGAAACATTACCCAACCCTTTTCATTGATTCGCCATCCCCAACGACGAATATCTTCGTCGGTCAGTCCACCTACAATATTCACGCGAGGAATAAGAAACAAATCCACATGCTTATTGTTGTCTACAATATCGTGCATATAGTTGAGCAGATTATTATGGAACTTTTCATCAGCGTCAACTTGGAAAATATATTCTCCGTTACATTTACTGTTTAGGAAATTCTTATGTTCACCAAAGTTATGATTGAGTTCGTGATTATACAATTGAATTAAGTTTGCGTCTTCATAACCATACAACATACTTGTGGTGAATGGGTCGGTAGAATTATCATCCACAACAATAATTTCATCACCAGTTTGCTCACAGTGCGGAACAAGCTGGTCAATCAGTTCTCGAATATACTCACCTTCGTTATGTGTGGTAACCGCAAACGAAATAAGTGGTGTCATTGTAGTTTTTGTTTAAGGTATTTGAAAAGTTCTTGAAATAGAACAAATGTCACAAACCCCAAATAAATAACCCCTAATACAGAGATTATTATAAGTGATACTATAAGATATATAATTCCTTTAATAATGTCAAGTAGTGTACTCATACTAACTCCCGATATTTAAAGAGGGCTAATTCCTTTGCTTTTGCTTCGAGGTCAACATCCAACGTGAGTCCAAAATCGTCAATACGAGAAAACACATAATCAGCATGAGCTCGAGGATTACCTTGAACGTTTTCATTGATGTTTTTACTCTCACTATAATGGAAAAGTGGTGTGATACCTTCCGGCCAAGTACCGGCGGCAAGTTCTGCTGCGTCTTGGGTAGTCAATCCATCCGAATGAAACTGGTGATGAAAATAGTCGAAAGTAAGTGGGATACCTAACTCTGTGTGGAGATAAGTAAACAGTTGAATAATAGAGAATGATGATTCCTTGTCATCATTTTCGACTACCATGCGTGCTTGAAGATTTGGTGACAACTTACGGAAATTATCAATCCACCGTTGTGCAGTTTCTTCTGAAAAGTTCATACCCACATGAATATTGATAGCATTATATCGTGACGCATCGGTTCCCATAAGGTCAAACACTTCGGAATGTAGTTCCAAATCTTTGATAGAATTATCTACAACTTTTTGTTTATCTGATCCAAGTTTTACAAAATGATCTGGATGCGCCGTGATACGTTGACCAGTGGCTTTGGCGAAGTTACCGCACATACGTAGTGTACTAGCAATCTCAAAAAAATCAGGTAAACTTGTATTATTGTATTCACTTCCCCAAGGAAATATACCTGACCCCATACGGAATACCTTCACTCCATTGTCTGCATTCCACATAAGGATTTCAAGAAGGTCTTTAGCGTTTGCCAATGCTAATTCAGATGCGTATTTAATACCCTTAGCTTCAAAGGTGGCTTTACGCATGGCACGTCCCGTGGTGATACCTTTCTTGTTTAGTGTATTATTGATGCAACAGTAACCAACGTTAATAGGCACAAAATCCCCCAATTAAGTAGTATACTAAATATACACTAAAGTGGGGGATTTGTCAAGTGGCGTTAAAATAACTTTATATCTTTATGCTTTACGTTAGTCTTTTTCCTCCAGAAATTATCTAGTACATCTTCCGTTTCTTCTTTAGTCATATACTGCGGAAACGGGTCGTCGCTATTCAATTTAACTAATAATTCATCGGATAACTGATTTAACGACTGTGATGTTTCTGCTTTATTTTCTTGTATTGGTTGTTCGTTATATATTTTATATGTTTTTTCTTCCTGTACCAATGTTTCTGGTTCCTTTTTCTCATCCCGTTTAACTAAAAAATTATATGCTAATACTAAACAAATAGATAATGGGTCAAATACTAATACAATTACTAATATAAACCATTTAACTACGGTGTCTAATGGTACACCAATTGCACGTGAGATATAAACAAAGGTTCCAATATCTGAGTCCGTGGTGATTGCAACGTCTGTGGTCAAACTCTTTGCTTTTAAACTATCTCGTTGTGATGATGCTTGATTAATTTCTTTTTGTAATGTGCTTGCGGTTCTATTCAATTCTGTTAAACTATTTTGTGCTAACCGAATAGTTGTATTAGACCCCGTGGTACTTTTACTGATTAGATTATCAATACGATTTTCTTGCTGATTACGAATTGCAATAATCTGGTCTAATCGTTGTGTCTTTCGTTGTATTTCTTGGTCAAGGGTTTGTGCTTGTGAATTCAAGATTTGTACTTCTGCGTTCATCTTTAGTGGGTCAGCTGCAACTTTTGCATAAGCCGAGGACAAGTATCCATAAATACCTGCTGATGTAATAATAATCAGTACAACACTTGCGACGGACATATAACTCTTCAGTGCTTTTGGTATTTCACTCCAATACCGATACAAAAATGAAATACCTACTAACTTACCCAATTCCAAAGCACCGGCCATCACCATCGCAGATACAGCTGCACCGGCAAACAAGGTACCAATCCCCGTTACTGAAAATAGTGCGGCACATCCTGCAACTGTGAGTGCAGTAAATGAAACCAGTGTTTTGAGATTAAAAAATTTACTCATATATTCTCCAAAAGAAAAACGAACCGAACCAGTAAGAACCAGTCCGGCTCGTTATATTTCCAGTTTATCTCCTTAAATTAAGGTTGGATACCAGACATAACCGATAGGAATCACCTCCCGGTTAATCGGCTATGTGGTTAGTACAGCAACTACACTTACAATCTACGCAACAGCACATACGGACCTCCTGTTGGTTAAAGTGAAATTACTTAATTGTAACCTTTTTACTTGCTGGTTCCTTTGTCAATTTTTGGATTGTTACAGTCAATAACCCATTGTCGAACTGTGCGTCTACTTCGGAGGCATCCAATTGGTCACCGAGCTTAAATGAGCGACTGAACGAACTACGCTTGAGTTCACGAAGTAGATAAACGGATTTATCAGTTTGCTCGTTCAATTGAGATGCACCGCCTGAAATGGTCAAGACACCTTCCTTAACCTCAATATCGATTTCATCCTTCTTGTAACCGGCGAGTTCAGCTTCAATAACTACAGACTCGTCATTTGAAATTACATTAACCTTTGGATATGCTGACTTCCCAAAAGGTTCTGCCCCGAAATGTTGGAAGAGTTCAGGGAAATCTCTGCGGGTAATTTCATCAAACATCTTATCAAATGTACTGATGAAGTTGTCCCTGCTGTTTAAAACTGTTGACCCGAATGGGCGGAATACTAAATGAGTCATAAAATGACCTCCTATATTATGTGACCTCACTATTGAGCGTCACGTTGTTATGACCCCACGTTGTGTGCGGGTCTAATATAAATATAACCGTTCAAGTGTTTTGAACGGTTATATTATACTATATTAAAATTTTGCGTTATCTCCTTCCGTTTTACATGACATATGGTCTGCCCAATGAAGAATGTATGGAAGGTTTGTTTTCATTGCATTTGGAACAAAGCACTTATAATATGCCTTGTTAGAATCTTCATACATACCATCTGACAACTTAATCCCTAACCATTCCTTTTCAGTAATAGGAACTCCGTACTTTTGAAGTAGGTATATGGCACGGTCAGTAACCGTCATATATTGAATGTTATCATTAAATTTATACATTTCACCACGATTCTTACGATGCCAATCGGAATCCTGTTCAAGATAGTATGGTCCCTGTTCGGGGTCACCTAACTTTCCTAAATCGTGATGGAGTGCTGCAAACACAAGTTCCTGTTTAGTGAAATCAATTGTTCCACCCATCTTCTTATATAAGGACGCAACTTGTAGTGAAGTTTCCGTCACACGAAGTACGTGGTCAAGATATCCGCCAGGAAATGCATTGTGGTAAAATACTTTAGCGGAAGCCGGCGCCAGATTTAATTCATTACCAAAAATTTCATACATCTCTATCAGTTTATCTGCACGTGAATCTGCTTTCACATACTCCATGAACTTATTGTAGTTATCTTCAATCTTCTGCTCGTCAATCATAACCGTTTATCCTTGTTTAAATGTTTAGTGGAAGTGTTTTTTCTGTTGTCTGGTCCACAATTCAAATATAGTAGGCGCTCTTGGAATTGTCAAGAGGGTCATATTAATATCTTCTAATAGATGATATGCCTTCTTGTTATTACATGAGTTACAAGAGGTTACCACATTTTCCCACAAATCCTTACCTCCCATATGGCGTGGAATTACGTGGTCGCGAGTTAAGAATTCTGAGTGCTTAATTTGTTGTTTGTTGCGGCCGCAGTACTGACAGGTGTACTGGTCACGAATAAATAAATTTCGTTGTGTCAGTAGTGCTTTAGTCCGAAATACCATACGACCCTTTACAAATTCCTTAAGTACGATACTCAAAGGAACAGGGAACGTCTGACTCGGTGACCGCACCACCAACTCTGGATGTTCTTCAACAATTACAGCTTTACCTTCTAGGTAAAGTACAAGTGCTCGTTTGGATGATACAATTGTAATCGGTTCGTATGTGGCATTAAGAACTACGCATCGCGTAGATTCAAATCCCATAACTACTCCGTTGGTTTTTCGTTTATAACTTGTTCAATCTTCCACTTGTTTAATAAATCTCTTGCAAATGCAGCACGTTCATACTCTTCTGCGTTACTAAGGTGTTTGATTGCATCCGACAATACATTCTCGTAGTCACTCTTTTTAACTATAGCAATATTTTCACTATTTCCACCGAATGTAAACAATTCAGTCTTATCGGTATTTTCCTTAATAGACTTTGAAATACTCAATGTCATATACCAGTATACTAATGCTTCGTTATCTTGAAGAAACTTTTGTATGACTGGGAACGGCTTGTTTGTTGGTAATTCGAGCATTTACTTTCCCCGTTTTGGAGTTTTCTTCTTAGTTATCTTTTTCGGTGTAGACGTTTTTTCTTTCTTTAGTTTCTTAGGTTCTGGTGTTTCTGTTTCACCAGTATCCTTACCCTTAATAAATATCCGACCATCGGTGTGAACGTACCGTGCCTTTAACGCCCATCCACGGGGAAACTTTTCACCTTCGGATTTTGGTTTGATTCCTGCCGGTGGGGCAACTTGACGCTGGACACAATACGCACATGTAACCGCCTTGATATCACTTGCCACTTCTACTGTAACAACACCACATTCCTGGCATACTAAGGTTTTACGTTCCATAACGTTTAACTTTCCGTCAGTAAACTTCGTAACTTTTTTCTTTAGCATTATTTACCTCTACCTCTAGTACGTTTCCAATATCTGTATTTAATATTCCATACTCTATGGAGGTCCATTTGGTACTGCCGTGCCCACGATTCTTCTCCAACATCTATTGTACCTTGTTGGAAGTCTCTAAGAAGTTTACGTGTTTCTAAGAGTTTTGTCAAGTCATTAGCATTTCTTACTTGTTCAAAGAGAACTTTATATTCTTCAAGAATACATTGCCGACGAAGTGACGTATCGTATCGTTCTTCTTTGAAAAACAGTTCACGAATCTTCCCAAGAATTTTTTTGTACATAAGTAACTCCAAAAAAATTGTGATTCGTAACTATGGACCTGGCGGGAGTCGAACCCGCGTCCGAGTCTGCTTCCTATTAAGTTTTTATGTGCGTAGTTCTTTATTAGTATTCGTCTAACTCTGGTCAAAGAACGAACCCAAATTAGATATAGGATAGTTATGTTTGATGTTAGCTACTACCCGTCACTAACACTACACCATATGATAAGTCCGATTACCCTTATATGGATCAGGTCATCGGTCCTTCGGCTCTACTGCTTACGCAGCGAGGGCGAGAGGTTGGCTGTATGAGTTGCCAGTTAATATTTTTTGGTCTGTTTTACCAGGTTTACCAAGCTGGGCACAATGCTCAATCATCTACATCCCGTCGAAACCATGACAGGCCCTTATTTTACATCAAAAATCTTATCGGTAACTTTCCAAATACCTGTGATTCCAAATACTCGTTGGTACATTGAGATATCTTTAATACGTCTGTTAGATGGATCATATATAGTTCCATCTTTTAGCATCACCACTGCATGCATTCCTGCCGGATTTGTTGACCAAACATCTACGATATGGATTGGTGCAAATGGTTTGACCGGCCATTTAGGAATCAACAACTTATTAGGTTCGTATTCGTGACTGATTCGTTGAACAGCGTATCCGTTTTTTGAAAGATACTGGTCAACAATGTTATCTTCAATTCCTTGATACCGACCTTCGTTTTCCCAGTGCTCGTAAATCTCTTTAATAACACGTTGGAGCGTTTTACCTGTGACCATAGCGAGACACGCTGGGACACAACTATTTGTTATTGTGGCTTTTATGTACTTAATCGGTTTTTCCATAACCGCTCCAAAATGTAGACTTACTTAAATATCAACCCAAAACTATTTACTTTGTTTTTCCACTTTGACGTTCAATTTGTTCTTGTAAAGCAGCAACATAGATCTTTCCCATACGTTCTGCTTCTTCCATAAGGGTTTCTTGATTGTCTTTTGTAATACGAATTTCATTTGGATGCATAAAACCTCCATTTAGGTGAAAAGGGACTCCATCTAACGACAGAATCCCTTTTTATTCACCATTTGATTAGTGAGTCTTACTTAGCTGCTTCGCCGGTGGTTGGTGCTGCGACTGCAGTTGAATCAGTAGCGGTGGTGTCTGCTACTGGTGCTGCGACTGCGGTACTATCTGCTACTGTTTCTTCTGTCTTTGCTGCTGAACCACATGCGGTCAATGCGACTACTGCTACTGCGAGAATGAACTTGTACATGGTGTACGCTCCATAAAGGGTAAAATGTAACCTACTTCAAGTTGCCCCCCGTGGATTCGAACCACGATAGCCAGGTCCAAAGCCTGGCGTCCTGCCATTGAACGAGAGGGCAATAGAGGGATGTGTTGTGAGGTATCAGCTCACTTATTACAAGTAGTTAGGCGGACACACAACTCCGTCGAGTTTCCTCAGCCACCTACTAGTTTATGCAGGCACCAAACTAGTCAAAACGTGTCTAATCATAACGTCAATAGAACCCGCCCTATCATTAAGACTTTCCATTCGCCCGAAGGCTGTTTGCGAGGTGAAAGGTAGGGTAAAGGCCTCGGATAATACTAATGTTTACGCTTTCTATTCTTCCAACGATTTCTGCGTTTTTTTGAGCCGACTTTACGACGACCCTTACCGCATTTCTTGGGATGTGGCATATATTATTCCTTACGCTGGGTATGCTTCAATCTCTGCTGCATTTTCTCTAGCGTATACAGCTTCCGGAGATTCATCTGCTTGAAACATTCGTATTGCTGATACTGCATCTCCTGCTTCATATTCAAATGTTTGAACAGAATTGTCTTTTAATGTGACTTTTACAATATACATAAAATCTCCGTGAATGTTCATACCGCGTACGGGAATCGAACCCGTCTTACCAGAGTGAAAGTCTAGCGTCCTAGCCGATAGACGAACGCGGCGTATAGAAATATAAATATAAACAACCGATTCAAATTTGTAAAGTGCTCCCGGTGAGACTCGAACTCACAAGCCTTTAGGGCAGAAGTTTTTGAGACTTCCGTGTATACCATTCCACCACAAGAGCAACGAGCGAGTGGCGGGAGTCGAACCCGCGTCTCTAGCTTGGAAGGCTAGGATAATAGCCGTTATATGACACTCGCAATACATTGTAAATATATGACAATTTTTTATTTTGTCAAGTGACGTTTATTATAATATATTATTTCCATCTCCATATTTGTACTGTGTGCCTGTATTCTGGCGCATTTAACGCAATTGGGGTAACCAAATGCTCCTCTGCTTTAGTATTAACCACCATAGTATTATATTCAGGAACTATAGTTTTATATTCTGCGGAATTTTCGGGTTTCCACAAAAATACCCCGCCATAGTTAATGTCCCAATTTTTATTTAAGTATATAGTAGCTCCAAAATTATGTGCACCATCATCATGCTTGGCTATTCCCGACCCGCGAAGCCATACATAATGTTGTGCTATTATTTCATTGAATGGTGGTAATTTATCTCTTAATTCATTTTCCAGTCTAGTTCGAAGTGAGTCACTTAATAAAGCAGAAACACAACTATTCGTTACTCCGTAAAGAAGAGAATCTTGCCAAAAAAACTGACCAACCCGCCAACAAAATTCGTCTTTCTTTTTTCGTTCCCTTTCTTCATTTATATCAGCTAAAAGTTGCTGACTTAGTACATTAGTATATTGTATCATACGTATCCTTTGATTTGTGAGTAAAAATATATTCACTTGTTGAATTATTATATAATTCTTCTACTACGTAACCCGCCTGCAACCTCAATGGGTAGTGAGGGACTCGAACCCCCGACCCTCTCGGTGTAAACGAGATGCTCTAACCAACTGAGCTAACCACCCGTGAATATAACTTAAATATATAGTAATTCTTTACGATTGTCAAGGGGTTTATTAAATAGTTTATATTACAGCTCGACCCTTATCCAGTTCCCAATCCCTTTCTGGACGCATTTCTAGGTTTTTCTGCCAGACTGCATTTAATAGTGGAGTATTTTGGTTATTTTTGTTGGCAAACTCAATAAGGGCATTGATATCTTTTGGAAAACACGTTCCGCCGAACCCAAATTTCCCATCATGACCAGGTACATTCCAATGTGTATTACCTAATCGTTCATCTTTGTTCAATACATTAATCATATGGTCATAGTTGATTCCGGTCTTTTGACAAATTTGCCAAATTTCGTTCAAATACGCAACTTTGGTAGCAAGAAACGTGTTTGCCACATACTTAATCATTTCTGCTTCGATTGAATTTACCAAAATTATGTTTGCCTGACCAAATCTTTCCCGATATACATCATGTACAACCTTCACTTCTCGTTGATTGTGTACATATCCTAGAATAATGTTGACTTGAGAAAGGAAATCATTGATATAATTCTTTTCTGTCAGGAATTCTGGGTTAAAACATACAGTTAACGTAGGAAATTTCTTTGCTAACCGTTCAGTAGTACCTGGAGTGACGGTAGACTTCAGCACACAGATTGGAGATGAACCTTCTGTCTGTCCTTTTACTGATATTTCTTGTAAAACTGACTCTACAATGTCTGTATTACACGACCCATCTGGATTCATCGGTGTTGGGACACAAATAAACACAACTGATACTTTACCTGCCAAGTCTGCGACGGATTTTTCCGTGGATTCTTTGGCGATGTCATAAGTTAACACTGAGTGTGTTGATTCAAATCCTTTTTGTACCGCCGTTCCAACATAACCTAATCCAATTACACCAATATTCATAATAACCTCAGATTCCGTTTGGGGTCATAGACCAAATAATATTTTTTACTTTAGTATTTACATAAAGTATGTTATCTATCTCTTCAATCATATGATTTAATTTAAAACATTCGCACACTTCATTTTTATATACATACCGAAACACACCAACTTCTTTCAAAATGTCTGCTTTGTTAATAATAAGATCGGTAACTCCGTTAATATTGATTGCTTTGATAACCCCATCAAGGTCTAACCAACGAACTTTACGCTTACGACCTGTAGTTGCTCCTATTTCACCACCAACCTCTTGTATCTTTTGTAAGATGGGGTCGTTTTCATCTTGAAATGTAGTTTTAAACCCAGAATAAGTTTCATATGCTTTCATCGTCCCGATTACTTTCTGGATTTTTTGTGGAGGGATTCCGTTTAAGATGGCAGAACCTACCGTACAATGCGAACTGGTGACGTATGGATAATCACCCCAATCAATATCAATTTGGAATCCTTGTGCTCCTTCGCACAATACCTTCTTTTCTTTTCCAGAGAATAGTACCTCATATATATTGCATACTTCAAACTCTGTAATAGAGGATATGTCTAGGTCACCGATTCGTGTTCCTTGACGCGAGTACTTATCACGATACGCAGGACCAATTCCCTGACGAGTGGTTCCAATTTTAGAATCTCTGGTATCTTCTTCTATATGGTAATCGAATACCACATGTACTCGTTTATCAACGAATATCAACCCATCCGTTACAATTCCATTTGCTTGCAATTCATGAATTTCTTCTACCAACTTTTGAATATTTACCACGCAACCTAATCCAATATAACTTGGAATACCAAATAGTACTCCAATTGGAACTTGGTGCGTTACAATTTTCTTTCCTTCGTGATAGACGGTATGACCTGCATTTGCTCCACCGTTGTATCGAAGAACCATGTCGTTTTCTTTGACGATAGCGTGAGCAACTTTACCCTTACCCGTATCACCTGCTTGTAAATCAACAATTACATCAGCATGTTTAATCATAACCTTTGTCCTCTATTAGATACTATCTACTTTAATTCGTGTCATATCGAACAAATCGCCTGGGTCTTTTTTCCGAAATCGTGGAAATGCGATTTGTGCGTGTGTATACAATGGTTTTCCTTTACTATTTGGATATCGTTGGTGTAACATTGTCACCAATGATTGTAAACTTGCGTATTGTTTATCTGTATATCTTGTGATGTTTCTACCTTGTAGACAAATTCCAATACTAAAGTTATTCCAACTTACCAGTCCATCATACCACGAAATTCCTGCATGTTTCGCAACATACTTTGGGTCAACAAATTGATAAATTTTTCCGTTTCTATCAATAAAGTAATGATAAGCCAATCTGCGACGACGAAGAACGTTATGTGTTGTTTTTGCATCCATATTATTTCCATCATTATGAATTACAATTAAATTATTAGTTGTATCTCGTAATGTTTTTGATGGAAGTGGTAATTTAGTAATTGGTGTTGCTTGAAGTGCCGCCACAAGTAATATTATTTTATACATAGGAACCTCCATAAATATAAAACGGGGATTAACGGATTGTCAACCCCCACTTTATATATAGTTTTTAACTATTTTTTAATTGATTATTAACATCCACTATTACATACAGGAGCACATGCCATACAGGTCACAGGTGGACGAGGACGATGTGCATCTAACCATGCTCGTTGTGCTGTGGTGAATACTGCGCGTATTGCTACGTGTAGTTGAAGCACAGCGGGACGAAGGGCTTGTACAATAGGACGAGATGTCACCAAAATTGCATGAATTTCTTCTCGGGTGGCACCACTACGACGAGCATCACGTGCGCGGGAGAAGATGTCACGTAATGAATCTAACCGAGCCTTGTTGACTTCTTTAAAATTGTCTCGTAATACCTTGATGGCTGCAATTTGTTGTGGGGTCAACTTTAAACTATCGGGTAACTGTGCGCGGCCCGTACGACCATCCACCGGATGATTAGCAGGTTGTGCTCCCATAGTGCCTTCCAATGATGACCCTTGTTCTCCAAACATTACCAGAGAATAATCTTCAGCTGGCTCGATAGGCATTGTTGACGGCGGTGCACATGCGGCAATCACTGTTACGAATAAAACTAATAATGTCACAGCATCAAATAAATTTTTCATACTACCTCCATTTAGGTGTATACTGTATAATTAGACGTTGAGAACCCAGAATTGTTAAATTACTTTACTAAATTATAGAATTCCTTGAAATGCTTGATTCTATCTTCTAATCCGATGGTACCACCGTTTACTTTCTTGGTGATTGCGGTGACTTCTACATCGGTTGCGCCTTTATCTGCTAATTCATTTAGCTTACGTGAGTTCCAGAACCATGCTGCTGAAAGAAGTGGATACTTGGTTGCTACAAGGTCTGGATTTGCGGTGATATCTTCTGTGACCACCTTATCAAATGCTACGTAGTTATCCTTACCAGTTAATTGAATATATCCACGACCACGATATTTGTAACCTTCACCACTTGCTTCTGGACCATTTCCCATACGACCCCCATAGACTAAGTTAGCAATCTTTTCTGGCTTACGTTCGTATTCAAGTGCCTTTGCGTCAGTTGGGAAATACTTACCGAAGATACCACGAAGTCCCTTTGCGCCATAGTTCAAGTTTTCATTGACCGCCCC